TTATCAATTGTCATATCATTTTGACTCATTTTCCTAATCCAAAATTTTCTCTAAGTATATCCTAAACCAGTATTAACTACCACGCCCAAAACCTGTTGCTGCATATTTAAAGTTTCTGTTTACATTACTAGATCCATTTTTTATATCTATATCAAAACCTGTGCCAGTGATGTTTGACAAAGTAAAGAAATCACCAGACGAAGCATTTTCTATTGTTATTCCTATTGATGGTAAAACAGAGTTAGCAGCTACACTTGTTCCTGACTGACCTGTAAAAAAGCTATCTGTAAAAGTAACTGATTTCGTAGAAGTGCCACTTGCGATAAATCCACCACTCGATGCGGCTGCATTTCCAAGACTTGTTTCTGTTCTACTATCTAATTCAGCGAAATATCCTAATTGGTCTATTTCAATTGATTGTGCGGGGTCAGTCGATAATAAATCGCATTTAAATTTAAAACCTCTTCCAATATAAGTACCATTAACAAACTTTTGATAAGGTTCAAATTCTGCTGAATAATTACAATTGCCGCTTGTATTTAATGACGTTGCAGAGGTCAAAAGAAATGTATTTGCGTTAGGAACAGATTGAATAATATAGTCACCATCAACACCAGTTCCAGAAGTAAAATCAAGAGTTACAAGACTACCGACACTATAACCATGTGATGTTTTAGTGATTGTAATTATGCTGCCTGCTCCCCCAGAACCATCATTAATTGTATATGTGGCTGATACTGACAAATCAGGATCAGAGTCACTTGTGGCGACAGATAAGGTGGCGTTCACATTAAAGGCGGTCGCCCCGTCAAAATCTGTCCAACTATCCACATTAGCAGTTCTTTTATCAATCAAATCATTAGGCAAGAAACCTTGAGTAACAAAATGCCTACGAAGTTTTAAAGGTTGTTTCCCTCCAAGATCAAGAGTTGATTTGAAGAAATATTGTCCACCTGTTAAAAAATCTACATTACCAAGAAAATCAAAATCTGCTATCGCATCAAAATCTGTCACATCATCAATTAATGTTGTTGATCCTAAAACAAGACCATTAACTTCATCAGAGAAAAAACAATCATCTCTAACACCTTGAAAAGGTGGGCTGTCTAAATCTTCTCTATCTTCTAAAATCGTAAGCTTTGGAAAAACATCAGGTTTAGTATTTATATTTTTTATTGATGCTGCATTTGCACTGAGTCGCCCTCCATCATCTCTAAAGGCAAGAAGATAAGTTCCATTTACAATATTGGGTACAATCGACTCGCTGATATTACCAGAAAGTTCTGGAATAACATCAATAGCATTTGTAAAAGTTGCACCTGTAGTCAGGTTTGAACTTCTAATAACCACGTTCCCGCCATGCACCACATCAACCGAAGTTGATTTATCAAAACGTAGTCGTACAAACTGATCTGACAAAGGTTCTATTTGCACATTCTGCACATCATCTGGCAAAGCCGTTTTACCAACAGTAGTGAATGTTGTGGTTGCTGGGTTTGTGCTTGGCTTACCTAAAGCGTTATAACTAAATACTCTTACTTCATAAGTACCATTTAAAGTTTCAAATATTGTAAAATCTGGTCTTGTTACACGTTCACTTATAAGGTTTTCATTTTTGAATCTATATTGAACCATATATTCCGTTACACCTTGTACAGGTTCCCATTGAATAAATAATTTACTCACAGCCCGATTATTTAAAACAACAATTTGTTCCGATCCTTGCAAGCCGCTTGGTGATGGTTTTATTTGTGTCAAAGTAGTTATAGTTCTTGTCGCTAAAGTTGAACCATCTTCGACAAAATCATATTTAGTTGAATTAAATGCGACAGCAGTGACTTGATAAGCTAATCCATCAACTTCTGTTACACCTATTACCCTGAAAGTTTGTAATTGTACTGAAGTATTTTCTATCACCCATACTGAATTTGCTTGTGGGACAGAGCTAAATGCAGAAGAGACAGTAATAGTTGTTCCAGAGATAGAACTTATTGATCTTTGCTCTAATGTTCCATCTGATAAAATTACAGATAAAGTAGCAGAATTACTTGTTGTTAAATCTGTATTATTTTCATCATCAACTACGATTTGAGTTGTTGATACTCCTGTTTTGATTCTGCCACCTCTACGAACTCCAGCCCTCAAAGGATCTGCTATTTGAATTATTTGTGAAGGACGTACCAAGACACCAGCTTCAAGTGTAGTTGTAAAATTGACAACCTCGCCTTCATTGTTTTGTGTGTATAAAAACCATTTACCTAATCTTGCTGCCTGACCTCTTGAAGTAACCGCTATAGCTTTTAAATTTTTAACAACAATTCCAAACTTTGCTTGTAGTGCTGTATCTTCAACAGTTTCATATTCAATAGTTCTTGTTTCCATGTCAAAGTAGGCCACATTAATCACTGTATGTTTTGTCCTAAGTGAAGAATTTGTATAGGTAAAACCAGCTTCAGTCACATTCGATAGATTGAATAAATAACTTGGATCAGTTGGTCTATCTTGCCCAAGAGCTATAGTTCCAGCAGAATAAAATGGCATAACTCTCATACAACTACAAAGCTCATTTATTAAGTTGTAAGCCTGTTTCTGATTTTGAATTACCACATTACAAGAGAAACGTGGCTGTAAATTTCCTGTTCCTGTCATATCATCTACAAGTTCGCTTGCATATTGACTAGCAGAGAAAAAGCTAAAAACATCGATGTTTGATGTGTCTACCTGATCGCCAAATCCTTTAGAAGTTGTTAACAAATCGAATAAAATCCAAGCTGGGTCAGAACTCCATTCTTTATCTGATTTAAAGGTTCCATTAAATGTACCGCTATAACTTATAGAACCATCTGATCTGACAGTACCATTATGGGGTATTTTGATTTTTGTTCCTCTTACTCGGAATGACCTTTTTGGCGTTGTGGGAAACGTTTTGGCATCAAACCTTAATGCAACGTGAGCAGAGTTCGGATAAGCTAATTGTGCATTAATGATCTCTGTGTAGTTTGTAAAAATAAAAGTATTTCTAAGAGTGTTCTCTGTACTGTCTGCTGTTACTCTGTTAACTCTTATTGTGACAGGAAAACTTGTGCCAGATGGCAAGTTAATTTTATAATCCCTGAAATATGTGCTTGCTGTTCTGCCTTTTACAGTGTCAGTAATCACAGTTTGTGTTGTACCATCATTCTCAATTGTTTGAATATTTAAAGTAACTTCTGCTCCGTCAATATCGCCATCAATTAAAAATTCTTGCAATTCAGTAAATGCGATTGTAACTCTTACTGCATTAACAGAAGTGTTTGTAATACTTACAGAAACAGGTGAACTTGTGGTGACAGTTTGACTGACATTAAACTCAGTCTCTAATTCTGTAATCGCTTGAATGGCTGTTTGATCTGACGTTCCGAATCTTGGTTCAAAAGAAACATTTTGAAAATTAAAATCTTCATCAGTTGGGTTAGTGCCAGCAGCTTGCTGTAAAACCTGAGTTCCGTTAAGAAATACATCCTTGAGACTACTTGTGTTGTATTCAGTTGAGCCTTTACTTCCTGTAGCACTTGGGAAACCTTCAATTTCTCCTTCACCAAGTAGTTCTAATAATGTTTGAAACTGCTTTGAAGCAAGTACATTACTAGGAATATTTGGATCTGTTAAATCCGATGGAATACCTATTAAACTCATGCAGCAGTTCCCTCTATTTGAACAGTATCAATTCCAGCACTAATAACAATAGATCCTGTAAAAACTTCTCCATATATTATAGGAACACTTACCCCCGCCCTTGAGATATTTGTTATCGCAGAAAAACCAAAAGAATTTTGCGCTCTTTGATCTGGTAAGACTGCATCATTTTGTGGAATAGGATCAACTATCTCCACAGGTAGAGCTATTTCAGGTGTTGGTGCAATCAAAGAGGTAACACCACTTATAGCAACATCAGTCACAACAGCAGTTGCAATGCTTCCTAAAATACCAGAACTTCCAACAGCACCAGCGACAGCACCAGCACCAGAAACCACAGCACCAGCAGCCGCACTTGCTACAGAAGCAGCAGTTCCAACTACAGCACCCCCTACAGTTGCAGCAGTAGAAATAGCTGTTCCAGCGACAGCAGTTACAGCACTGGCAGCAGTTGAAACAACAGCAGCACCAGCACTAAATAAACCTCCTACAGCAGCAGCTACAAAACCAGAACCAGTTGCAATAGGAATAATTTGTATATCTCCTTTACCTTTCATTGATAAAAAATCTAATGAAACATCAAAATTATTCATTTTAATTTTGTAATATTGCTTGCACATGTGTTCTTCAACTTGTGGAAAATTACAAAGTAAAAATCTTACTGCCTCTGATGGACTTGATACAGCAGCTTCAAAATATGAAGATCCTAAAAATTTTCTAAGCTTACCATATACTCGTATTTTTTTAATTTGCATATCTATAAACCTTTTTAGTTGCATTTTGAAAGTGTAAATCAAATTGTTCTCTGCAACTTAATTTACCAATAGAATGATGCAAAATTGTTTGGTCTCCTATATACAAAGCAGCGTGACCTAAAACATTTCTTGATGACTTCATCAGTAAAACATCACCTTTTTCTATATTATCTTTATTAATTTCTTTAAACCCTAAAGAAGGTAAAGTTTCTTCAAACAATGGATTTTTCATAAATTGTTTTAAAGTTTTTGGTCTTTGTGTGTATGGAATATTAACATTTTTATTTTTTTTATACCAATCAGTAATTAAAGACCAACAATCATATACACCAAAAACAAATGTTCTTCCTAACAAACTGGGTGGTTTCCAGCCTGATGGTTCAAACGAAGCCCAATCTTTTGTTAATGGGCTGTATATATACCAAGGTAGATCTAAATGCTCACAACTCGCTCTATCATTATCTGAAGGAATTGCAGGGTCTTTAGGATGTGAATGTACCACTCCAATAATTTCTCCTGTATCTTCACACTCAGCCCAATCATCAGGATCAATCACAAAATATTCAAATCCAGACTCAGCAATATTTTTACAAGGCCAGTAAGTTTTTTCTCCTTTAATAATTGCTAACAACCCACAAGATTCCTTTGGCATACATTCTTCAGCGTGTTTTATAGCTTGATCTTTCCAAGTCATGCGTTTATAAAGCTACCAACAGCAGGGAAATCTTTTTTTGTTACTTGACGTTTTGGTGCGCGAACACCTTGAAGATCAAGAGCAGAAACTAATTCAAATTGCACAACGTTTCTATTTTCTAATGTTTTTCTATTTATAAAATATATTTCTTGCGGTAACTCTGCTGTGCTGTCTGGTGTTCCGTAAGGGTTTTTACTAGACGGAAAGTTTGCAGCATCTAAAAACTGAGCTAATGTTCTGATTCTAATAATTTTTGCACCTTGAAGATCATTAAAAGGTGTCGTAACATTTACCGATGCCATGAGACTGGTAATGGTACCTAAAATATTTGAGACAGTAAAAGTAGGTCTAGGTAATCTTCCACGACCAGAATATTCAAAACCAGTTGCGATTAATGGAAATTTATCATAAGTATTTCCCTGCCAAATTATTGAAGCATTACTATTTAAAGCAACACCAGAATGAAATCTTGAAACAGTAGTTGCGCCATGTAATGCAGAATCTAAAGTCAATGTAAAAAGTTCAATTATTGACTTGTTGGTTAATGCTTGAAGTTCTGCTGTAGGTATAGCCATTAGGGTTCAAAAACCTCCCTAAATGTACAACTAATTACAGCCCTGTTATTATATGGAATTGTTTTTGACCATGCTTGGCAGACAAACTTACCAGCACCAGACAAAGTGACTGAAACATTCCCGCTATTTGTTGCACTGTTTAACGCTGTTACTGTAAAAGTATTTTGATCAACTGCTGTTGCTATTGCGAAAGAACCATCAGTTGCAGATCCAGATGTGTAGTCAATACTTACAACATCACCGATTGCAAGGCCATGATTTGTGATGCTGATTGTAGATGTGGTGCCACTTTGGGAGTATGTACCTGTTTTTGTAAAGCCTTCGGCTGGAGGTGTGAAATCAAAACTCGCCTGATCATTAACACGACTTCGTAAAAATGCCTCAATTACGTCTGATTCCTCCTCTGAGACGTTGAAAACTAAATCATATAACTTAGGGTCTTGAGTTAATGGAAGGCCAAATAAAGCCCTAAACTCATAACCATCACCTAAAGCAGTTGTTCTTATTTTTGGAACACTTGCTTTTTTCATCCCATAAGTAGGTTGTATTGAAGGAAAAGTTGCCATGTTACCTTGCTAAAATGCCGCCAGCTTGTCGTTCTTTTACTAATTGAGCTTGAACAACTACACCTATTATCTCCCCTAATTTATTTAGGTCAACATCATTTCCAGATGTTGTAGTGCCGCCAGCTTCAACATTTACTGTAACAAAGTTATTTTGAGTGCCGCCTATTTTATCATTTGCAGTAATCATTCCAGATGTTCTAGGTGTAAATATTTCAGGGCCTTTCTCTCCAACAATAAAAGAACCACCAGCAGAAACAGGGCCACCATTTGCCCTGAATGGATTAGCAACACCACCTAAAAAGCTAGATGCAACATTTCCAACAAGACTGCCACCGCCTCCGCTTCTTCTTCCACCAAACAAACCACCTAAAAATCCTCCAACTCTGTTTCCTATTCCAGAAACAGCCCTTTGTAATGCTACCTCTACAAGTTTTCTTTTTAGTTGATTTAATACATTTATTGCTGCCTGTGCAAGTGTCTGTGTTCCCATCACAGCATCAGTAAGGTTAGAGACAATTCCTTGCTCTACAGCTTGACCAATCTCCATGAACTTTTGTTTTAATTGATCTGCTTCACTTGTGATGTTTACAAAACTTTCAGATAATTTCAAAGTTTTACTATCTATAGAATCAACAAAAAGATTTGTTTGACCAAGATTTTGATTCAAAAGATTTGTAGGTGTAATCATTTTTTCAAATGCAAGAGTTGTTTCTTTTGTTTTTTCAGATATTTCGTTTGTTAATTTTTTACTTTTTTTATTTTCTGTACTTATTCTTTTTCTAACAGCTTCTAATTTTTGTATTTTTTTCAATATTGAATCTTGTGCTGCTTCAAAATTTTTAATTTCTTTGTCAGTTAATCCAAAAGGTCTTTGTTTTTGTATTTCACTTGCTACATTCTTAAGTTGATTACTTGTACCTTGTAATTGACTTTGAAATAAATCAATATTTACTAAATTAATTCCTTCCTCAGGTATAGAATCTACAAAATTTTTAATATTTTCAAGATCAGTATTAGTTCCACCAACTATTTCTAAATTTAATCTTAATTTTGAAATATCTCTTTGAAATTCACTAGCAAACAATCTATTTATTGAACTTAAAACTTTATTTGCCTCTGTTAAGGCAGTTTTTAAAGCTGGTGTTAGAGTTTCACCTATAACAACAGCAAGTTTTTCAACATTGTCAACTAAAGTTGAAACTTGTCCATTAAGAGTATCAGCCTGTTTTGTAGCACCACCAAAGAATTTACCTCCTTCATTCGTTAAATTTATTAAAGCCTGATTTACAAGATCAGCACCAATTTTGCCCTGCCTTTGTGCTTTTTCAAAAGCGTCACCTTGTAAACCAGTAATACGTTTTAATTCTGTAGTTATATCTACACCTCTTTCTAATAATTGAAGATTTTCTTCTTGTTGAAGCTTTCCTTTTGCTCTGATCTGACCAAAAGCTGTCGCTATACCTTGCAAATCAGCACCAGTAGCACCAGCAACCTCTGATAATCTTCTTGTCGTATCAACTAGCTCCTCTGTCTCAAAGCCA